TCATAAATAGTATTAACACAATAACAAGTATTCTAATAACACTTTAATAGGAGATTCAAATGGCTATTTCACAAGGTTCTGCAAGCAAGATCGGTTTCATCGAAGAAGTTACATGGGGTACTACTCCAGCTCTTCCAGAGTTAACTACTCTACCCGTTACAAGTTTCAATATTAACTTATCCAAGGATGAGTTTGAAGATACCGCCATTCGTGGTGATCGTATGCAGCGTTATTCGTTGTCAGGTAATAAAACAGTTGGTGGTGATATTGCCGTTCTGCTATCTCCAGGAAACTTTGATCCATTCCTTGAAAGCGCAATGTCAAGTGCATTTGATACTAACGTGCTCAAGGTAGGTTCTACGCGTAAGTCGTTTACCTTTGAACATGCACAGGAGGATATTGGAATATATATTCCTTATACTGGCGTTCTAGTTGATAAGTTTGCAATGTCTGTTGCAACTACTGGTATTGTGACTGGTACATTCACCGTTGTTGGTAAGTCTAGTTCTACTGCAGCTGGTTCAACTATAGATAATGCCGGTGGATATTCTGCTGAGGCATCTAACCTTCCATTCACCCACGTGTCCGGTTCATTCAATGAAGGTGGTGCACCAATCGGTCTGGTTACAACCATTGCATTAACTATTGATAATGGCTATAGCACTAACTTCGCTCTTGGTAATGTTTCTGCACGTGACCTAACATACTCGTTCATCAAGTTGGAAGGTACTGTTACAGCATACTTCGAAGATGCAGTGTTGATTAACAAGTTCATCAATGGTTCTGCATCCAGTCTTAACTTCACATTGACAAACGGTACTAAGACTCTCCAGTTTAATATGCCTAATATTAAGTACACTGGTGCATCTAAATCACTGAGTGGTTCTGGACCTGTTGTATTGAATCTGCCCTTCAAGGCATTGTTTGATGCTGGCACAGGAAGTATTGTAACTATCACTCGCACTTAAAACTCTTAAAGGGATATCAAATGGTAATGAAAAAGAAGACAACGGTAGAGCTTAAAAGTAAAACAAAATATACGTTTGCACAACTGCTACCGCAAGTGGGTGAAATGCCCATTATCCACCCTGCATATGGGGATCTGGATTGCAAATTAAAGATTCAAGGTATGTGGGTTCCATCTGTTAAACAGAAAGCACTTGAAGCTGTAACATGGCTACAAAAGACCAACAAAGAGCAAACACCGGAAGATATGGTGAAGCTAATTACCAAGGTCGAAACTATTAGTTCTGAGTCAGCTGCTCTTGCAGTTGTTGGATGGACAGATGATGACACCATGGGTGGACCTTATAGTCCTGCATATGCATCTGAAGTTCTGGGGCGTCCTGATATGGGATGGCTGAGAGACCAGGTGAATGAGTTTATTGGCGATCAACGTAACTTTTTTCGTAAAGCTGATCCAAAACCTGACTCATTGGATACAGTGGAAGAGTGAACTAGACGCCATCCAAGAAGGTGGCGGTAGTTTACAGAGTCATCTAGAGAATATTGAAAGTTCCTACGGTAAGAGAGATTCAAGATTGGATTCCCCTGTAACATGGGATTCTGATACAGAACTTTATGCTGCAGCACTACTAGATACATATTATCAAATAGCATCTGGACGCCAGTCCAGCATGAATGGAATGCAAGTTATACCATGGACAGAAATCCAGTCCTGGTGTACCCTCAACGAAGTCGTTCTGACTCCGTTAGAATTACAAATCATAAAAACGTTGGATCTCATCTCCCTAAGGGAACATCAAAAACGAGCAATACAACTGTAGCACACACTAAGGAATAATCCATGGCAACTATCTTCGAAGCGGTCTTCAAAGCCGACACTGCACAACTTAAAACTGCTAGTCAAGCGGTTGATGGACTTGCGGGTAAAGTTCCTGGTCTTAACAGTCGCTTAAGTCAATTAAAAGACTCCTTCTCGAAGGTATCAGGGGCTATTTCAACAGCCAATGATAAGCTACAATCACTGGCAGGTGTCATGGTCGGTGTTGGAATAGTTGCATTTGCAAGAAGTGTTATAAGCCTTGGATCAGATGTATCTGAGCTTGCTGCTGGTCTTGATATTACAACACAATCATTGTTAGAGCTTCAAGCTGCAGGACTTGGTTCAGGTAAATCCCTGGATGATACCTCTACCATGATGAACAAGATGTTAATCTCAGCCCAAGGTGCAGCCGATGGAGCAGATAATCTTACAGCTTCATATGCAGCAGTTGGAATAAATGCTGAATATCTAAGAACACATTCTCCAGACGAAACATTCAGAAAGATAGTGGCAGGTCTGGCAAATACAGAAAATGCTGGACAACGTGCAGCATTAACACTGGACCTTCTTGGTAAGAAAGCAGTTGGTACTGACTTTAAGAGTTACAGTGCAGATCTAGCGAAAACTGCAGGTACCATGAAGGATGCTGCAGCAGCTGCTGATGCCGCAGAGAAAACATTGGATAAGCTGGCAGCCACAACAAATGCAGTAAAGATTGAGTTCTTAAAACTACTTCAACCAGCACTTGAAGCGTTCAATGGTATTGAGGGTGGTGCCAATGGAGCAAAAATGGCTGCAGCTGCACTCCTAGGAGTGATGACGCTGGCATTTGGTTCAGTTGTTGTAACTAGCATTAAGACAGTGGCGGGAGCTGTAACATTCTTAACAGGTATGTTCACTGCAAACGCTGCATCTGCTGCTATTGCAACAGCTGCAACTACAGGTTATGCTGCTTCTTTGGCTACCTTCACTGCCGGTGCTCTTGGTCGTGTTGGTACAGCAACAATGGCAGTCAACGTTGCACAAATAGCTTTGAATGGATTGCAAGTATCTGGAACAGCCACTGCCATTGCACTTACTGGAGCGACTACTGCGTTGGCAGTAGCAAAGGGAAGACTTGCAACAGCACAAGCGGCAGCAATATTAACAACTGGCGGACTTACAGCGGCACAAGCTGCCATGATACCTGTTACTGTAGCAGCCAACGTTGCTGCAACTGGCCTACTAGTTACCATGAGAGCCATAGCTTGGCCTGTCACAGCGGTAATTGTAGCAATCACAGCACTTACTCTTGCGTACCAAAAGTTCTGGGGTGCCAAGAATAATACTGAGGCAGAACAGCAAGACATATGGAGGGGTACTCCTGACGCGCCTCCTGAACAGGCACCTGGTTCAGTCCCTGCAACCACAGGGTCAACAGCTGACATGTCTGCTGAGGCAAAAGCCGCTAAAGCAAAAGAACGTCTTGCATTCGCTGCAAGAGAAAATGCTTCAGTCAAGGATTACCTTGCTGGCCTAACAAGATCTACCCAGGCACTTGGGCAGAATGAAGCACAATTGCGACTAACAGATCTAGTTGCTAAATCTCTTTCTATCACTAATATAAAATTACGTGCCAGCTTTATTGTAAATGGTGAAGCAATATTAATTGAGCGTGAAGCAATTGAAGCAAAAATAAAAGCAGCAAAGTTAGCAGGCGATGTCGCTGAAGAAGAATGGAATGACGCGATGAAGCGCGAAGATGAACGTATCGATCGTGCATTCACTATTCTTAAAGATGAGAATGATTACATTCGAGCCTTAAGGGACAAGATAGATCCGATGCAGGCAATCAGAGTAGAGCTAGACAAAATAGATGATCTTTATAATCGTGGTAGAATATCCTCGGACGAATGGGGCATTGCTACTATGGACTTGAATGAAAAGATGGATGATCTACTCAACGGCACTAAAAAGTCTCTTGAAAAACAGGATGATATGTGGGGTGAACTTACGCGTGCAGTTGAGGGATATTCTCAGAAGATGGGTGATGCCTTTGTTGACTTTGCAATGCGTGGTGAAAAATCCTTCAAAGGTATGATGTCAACTATCTTCGAAGAGTTGGCTCGCATGGTGGCGAACCAAGCCTTCAAGCAACTGCTTGGTGGGTTCGGCAAAGATGGTGGAGCTGGCACTGGTCTAATAGGTGCAGTCATGGGAATGTTCACTGCAGCCAATGGTGCTGTCATGAATAACGGTTCTCCTGTAACTGCATTTGCCCACGGCGGTATTGTTGGGTCACCAACAATGTTCCCAATGAGAGGTGGTGCAGGTTTAATGGGTGAAGCAGGTCCAGAAGCCATCATGCCACTCACAAGACTTGGATCTGGAAAACTTGGAGTGCAATCTGCAGGTGGATCTTCTCCAACTATAAATAACATTACAACCATTAATGTAACTGGAACAGACCAACCTAAAGAGACAGCTGAACAAATCAGAAAGATGATGCAAGGTGTTGCTGACACCAGAATTGCAAACTCTCGTCGTTCAGGTGGTATGCTTAACCCAACTGGCGCAATGGCGTTCTAAGGAATATCATGACAATACTTGCACTCCAAAGTTTCATCTCTCAAAGCTCAACCAAGACTCGTGCGCACAGGATCCTGTCTGCGCAGTTCGGGGATGGGTACAGACAAACTGCACCTGATGGTATTAACAACAGAATTGATACATGGTCAATCAACTATGAGAATCTTAGTACAGCAGATAGAGATACTCTTTGGGTATTCTTGGATCTTGTTGGTGCATTCGATACATTCACGTGGCAAGCATTCGGTGATGCCGCAACTAAAACATGGAGAATAACTGGTGACATTTCTGAGTCTTATAATTCTGGTGGTATTTATAGTGTCTCCTTCCGCGCCGAGCAGGTTTATTAGAGATGACCATCACACAAGATTTGCAAGTTCTTCACCAAGTCTCTGGATTTGTTGAACTTCACATTCTAGATGCCACTAATATTGGTGGATCATTATATAGATTCTCCCCTAACATCTGGACTGACGGGTCAGCCATCCAATGGGGTGGACACGTGTATAACTTCATTCCAATCGCATCAAGTGACTGGACATTAACAAGTTCTGGTTCTCTTCCACAGCCAACAATAAGTGTTTCCAACGTTAACAAAGTGTTACTAAATGCTGTTGTAACACTTGGTGATATTGTTGGAGCTAAATATACTCGTTATCGCACCTTTGCAAAGTTCCTTGATGGTCAACCAGAGGCATCTGTAACACAATTCATTGGTCCTGACTCTTATATTGTATTCCAAAAAGTAACACACGACAAAAATCAAATCAGTTGGCAGCTGGCAAGTCCCTTGGATAAGCCAGGAATTAAATTACCTGCAAGACAAGTATTGAAAGATGCAGTTTCTGGCAATCCAGGATTCCCAGGTGTTGCTAGATACAGAGGAGCATAATGAAGTCACCTGTATTATTGTCGGATAATATTCTCAAGGATTTCGAAGCTCATGTTATATCTGAATATCCCAAAGAAGCATGTGGTCTAATCAGAGAGGGTAAATATGTTCCTTGCAAGAATAAAGCAACAGATCCTACAAAAGCGTTCAAGATTGCACCAAAAGATCTCGTCGAGCCCTACACTGCAATTATGCATTCTCACCCTTATGTTCTTGGTGACGATTCTTTTAAGCTAAAAAACAATCCAGGTTGGGCTTCTGCCCGAGATATGGAAGTGTTTATCCAAGGTACTACACCGTGGGGAATTGTTTCCACAGATGGCACCGGTATCTCTGATTTTTCTTGGTTACAAGATACATTGACTCATCCATTACTGGAGCGAGAGTTTGTGCATGGGGTATATGATTGTTATGCAGTGGTTCGCGATTGGTACTTCCAGAATATGGGTGTAACATTGATAAACGTCCCACGCCAATATGATTGGTGGAATTGCGGACAAAACCTTTATCTCGATAACTTTATAGCTGCAGGTTTTCATGAGATTACCGAACAAGAAGCAGGGATTGGTGACTCAGTACTAATGAAAGTATTATCACCTGTTCCAAATCATGCAGCAGTCATATCCGGCAACAATCAAATCACACACCACTTGTTCCACAGATTATCAGAAACAGATAGTCTTAATAAATGGAAGAAATGCATCGTAAAATATCTGAGGTACAAAAATGCTTAGAACTATTAACCTTCACGGATCCTTAGCCTTGGACGGTAAATTGCAAACCGTTGAGCTGGACGTGGACACTCCGCAGATTATGTTTCGTGGATTGTCATGTCTGGTAGAGGGGTTTGACTCCCGCATGAGAGCACTCACAACAGACATACAGATGTTTATAGTGAACCCAGAGGTAACGGATAAGAACGAACTAAATTCAGTTGGACCAGAGGGATTATCCAGAACTCTGGGTGATGCAAAAGAACTCCATATAATCCCAGCAGTTGAGGGTGGAGGATTTGAGATAGCTGCAATGTACTTTGTGAAGGGTACAATGGCATACTATGTGGCTGGATTCGTAATTAGTCTTGCAATATCATATGTGCTTGGGGCAATTGCACAATCAATGGCACCAAAACCAAGTACTTCTGCCGGTGCTGCAACAATTGACCAAAAACCCAGCTTCATGTTCAATGGTCCAGTAAATATTACAGAACAAGGATATCCAGTGCCATTGGCATATGGATTAAAGGTATTAACAGGTTCAACAGTTATCTCTGTTGACGCAGATACGGTGCAAATATGATAATTATTCACGATTATATAGACGGAGAAGGTGGTGGTGGTAAGGGTGGTGGCGGAGGTGGTTCACGTGCTGCCGTTGAAGCTCCAAACACTCTCCAGTCCGTAACTACTGTTCGTATCCTAGAACTAATCTCAGAGGGTGAGATTGGGGGACTATACACGGGTGATGGTCGTAGTATTAGAATCAACAATACACCCCTGCAAAACCCAGACTTATCGTATAACTTCCAGAAAACAGTATACGATCAAAGAGTAGGTCTACCTTCTCAACCATATATGCCAGGATTTCCATCTGCATCCGCCCAATATAGCGTTGGAACAGATGTTCTGGCTGCATCTCCAGTTGTAAAATCAATTTCTGCAGGTACAATCGATTCTGTAAAGTTCGGAATTATATTACCGGATGGTCTTACTTCTCAGGATACCTCAAATGGTGACATGAATGGAACCAGTATTCAGTTTGCACTGGATCGTAAACCAACCGCAAGTGGTGTATGGGAAGAATATGCACTGATAACACTTGAGGGTAAAACAACAACTCCATATGCCGCACAATACTATATGACTAGACCTTCAGGGGTCGGTCTATGGGATGTGCGTATTCGCAGAATTACTGCAGATTCAGTAATATCCAGTCTGCGTAATAAATTAAGATTTGACTTCATAGTTGAAACGCAAGAAGTTAAATTAGAATATGAGAATTCTGCATATGTTGGTATATCAATTGACGCTCAGTCAGTTGGTAATGCAATCCCAACTCGAAGCTATTTGGTAAAGGGTATCAAGTGTAAGATTCCAAGCAACTATAATCCACTGACAGGTGTATATACAGGTGAGTGGGATGGTTCATTCAATATCGCAACCACTGATAACCCTGCATGGGTTCTTTATGATATCATTATCAATACACGTTATGGTATGGGTCGCTTTGGTATTACTGAAGACCAAGTAGACAAGTTCAGCTTCTATGATGCTGGAGTATACTCTGATGGTCTTGTCGATGATGGTGATGGTGGACTGGAGCGCAGATTCACATTTAACACAGTGATTGGTGCTGCTACAGACGCTCTGCAACAGCTACAAAACATGGCTGGTATGATGAATGCAAATCTAGCCTATGTTAATGGTTTGATTTCTGTTAATCAGGATCGTCCTGCCACTGCTGTTAAGTTAATCACCAAGGCAAACATTATCGATGGCTTCTTTGCATACAAGTCATCTTCTCTGCCAAGCAGATCCACCTCTGTCAACGTAACATGGAACGATGCTTCTGATAACACATATCTTCCAAGAGTAAGTTCCATTGATGATGCAGATGGGATTGCGCGATATGGCTTCAATCCTACGGACGTTGCTGCCTACGGAGCAACCACTGAAGGTCAAGCACTTCGTGCTGGTAAGTGGGTGTTGTATACAGGTCTTAATCAGCTTGAGATAGTAAACTTCAAGATGGGTATGTCTGGCTTCGATCTACGTCTTGGTGATGTAGTTAAGATATTCGATGAAGATTATACTAATCAATCTGGGGCTGGTAGAGTTGTAAGTTCAACCAATCTATCTGTAACACTTGATCGTCCAGTGGTAATATCAGCAGGGGTTAATACTATTGACGTATTGAGTCCAGATGGAACTACCATATACACAAGAACAATCACAACTGCTGAGGGAACTCATACTGTATTATTTGTAAGTGAAGCATGGCCTCTAGGTGCAATTCCTGAGCAGTACGCTGACTTCATTATTAACTCAGCAGTCGAAGCACGTAACTTTAGAATTCTTGGATTGTCTCAGGACGAAGGTACGTCCATGGATATTGGAGTTGAAGCAGTCCAATATGACATTAACAAATATACATATATTGAAGATGGCATCGTTATACCTCCAGGTTTATATTCATCTCTCACAGATTCAACAATATCCGCACCACAGAACTTAACACTGTCGCAAAATGCCACAATGGTTGATGGTGTTGTTGTAAGAACAATCACTGCATCATGGTCTGCTCCAGAAACTGGTATTCCAGTGGGTTATGAGATACGATGGAGAAAGTCAGGGGATAACTATACAAAAATAACTGCAGGCGGAACACTTGTTACATTCCCTGTCAGTACTGTTGGATCCTATGATGTTAGTGTAAATGCTATTAACTTCAATGCAATGGTGTCAGCTACAGCTTCTCAAAGTATAAATGTTAACTTAACACCGGGAGCAGGCAGTGTTCTAAATCCAGTCGTTGATTTGATGGTTGTTGGAGGTGGCACTACATTCGGTGGACAGGATCTCTTCATACAGTGGACAAATCCTCTTACCAACAACAATACTTTATCAACCACAAAAGACTTTATGGTTGAGATATATGATGGGGTCAATCTTCTATACACTGAGTATGTCAATTCCAATATTGCACCTGGTGGTCTTGGTCAATATCTTTATACGCATGCAAGAAATACTGCCAATGGTGGTCCGCGCAGAACTATTACTGTGGCTGTATATGCTCGTGATACTAACAACAAGTCATCTCTACCAGAAATAGTTGTATTTACTAATCCTAAGCCAGCTGCTCCAACACTTGTTACAACTGCAGTATTCAGAGGATACCAAGCATATGCCGTAAGACCGTCTGATATTGACTTGGCTGGTATGATAGTGTGGGCAAGCACTGTTGATGGGTTTATTCCAAGCGATGAAACAAAAGTATATGATGGTGTGGATAACTCTGTAGAGGTTCTCAATAAAACAGAGAATATTCCTATATACGTCCGCGCTGCATTCTTTGATTTGTTTGGTAAGACTAGTCTAAACATATCATCTCAGTCTACCGTTATTCCTGCAGAAAACGTGCAGGACATTCCTGCTGTAGATACTCTTCCTTTAACTGCACCAATTGGTCGAGTGGTATATCTGACCACAGATAAGAAGCTATATCGTTTCGATGGTGTAGTTTGGCTTTCATCTGTTGCTGCTGCAGATATCACTGGTCAACTTGAAAATGGTCAGATTGCAGCACTGGCTGCATCCAAGATAACTGGTCAACTTACAAATGCCCAGCTGGAAGAAATTGCAGCGGCCAAGGTTTCAGGTCAACTTTCAAATGCACAGCTGGCTGAAATAGCAGCTACCAAGATATCTGGTCAAATCACTACCACACAGATTACAGATTTATCAATAACTTCTGGTAAGATTAACGCTGGAGCTGTTGTTGCAGGAAAGATTGCGGCAGGTACTATCGTTGCTGCTGATATTGCTGCCTCAACCATAACTGGTGGAAAGATTGCGGCAAATACCATTGCAGCTGGTAATATAGCGGCAGGTACTATTACAGCAGCAGAGATAGCAACAGATGCCATAACAGCTGTAAAGATTATTGCAGGAGCAATTACCACTGCAAAGATTGCTACTGGAGCTGTCACTGCTCTGACCATTGAGGCAAACACCATTACAGCAGCAAAGATGGCTGTCGGATCTATCGCCACTGCAGCAATTGCTGCAGGCGCAGTAACTGCCGATAAGATAACTGTGGCAACGCTGTCTGCCATTCATGCAAATTTAGGAACAGTAACAGCTGGTACAATAACAGCAACAGTTTCTGTAACAACAGCAGCCCTTACCAGTGGTCAAAATGCAATATCCGGTGGTACGTTTGGACTAAACTCATCCGTAGCACTTATGGGTAGGAATGCAACAGGACAATTTGATGCAACTATAACTGGCAAATATGGAGTAATTGGATTAAATTCAGCAGGGACTGGTATTATCGGCGCTGGAGTATTCGCTGCTCAAAGATCAGCTGGGGCGGTAGCGGGCATTGCTGCCCATTTCACTAATAATGCATACACTTCGGTAAGTACTGCTTTATATCAGGCTAGCGCCACATATGCTGCATATGGTCCTAACTATAGAAATAAAAACGATGTAGATAATTACACTCTTTGGCCAAACTCGTATGGACTTCTTGGTCATCTAGACTATGGTTCATTATCCATTATGAACTGGCCATCTACAAATATGAACAGAACTCAAGCTCGACATGGGCTTGTTAATTCTGCTGGGTTATATTATAATATTTCAGAGCTTGGTGCCAGTGTTACATCACTTGAGATATGCACACTGTCTTATTCCGCTTGGGTTCCAGTGGGTGGTGGTTCAGCCTACTTCTCGGATGGAGTAGGACCATTCACAGGATTCCATGATGGAGTTCTTCTTGAACAGATTGATATAGAACCAGTGTTTGGTGATATTCTGGTTGATCATGAGGTAATAAAAGTAGAGAGTATATCCTCTGTTAAGTTTAGCCATAAGGTTAGCACTGTTCCAAAACAGAAGAATGTTATTGGTGTACTTGCAAGTATATGTAATACTAATGATATTATTGAAAGGCATGATAGAATGAGTCATGATAGTGTAAATATCGTGACTGCTGGGGCATATCAAACTCCTTCCGATGAAATACCAGTGTATAAAGACACTAGCAATTGCTGGTGTCCAGAGTCTGATGAAGTGGTCGTTCATATTAACTCTCTTGGAGAGGGTCAGATGAACGTATGTGGTGAGAACGGTAATATTGAAGCAGGGGATTATATAACATCTTCTTCAGTTCCTGGTAAGGGTATGAGACAAGATGATGATATTCTGCATAACTACACTGTGGGAAAGGCTCGTGAATCAATGACCTTCTCTGGATCTGAGATTAAACTTATTGCATGCACATATCACTGCGGATAATCCAAAACAGTATCTACAGATATACTAAATAGTATTATGTGGATATATCAAAGTGTGGAAGTATTGGAACTTCCAGAGGACACCGTTGGATTTGTATACCTTATTCTCAATAGGGTATCTGGAAGAAAATACATAGGAAAGAAGCTGGCTCGGTTTGCAAAGACCACCTATAAAGTAGTAACTCTTAAGAACGGAACAAAGAAGAGGAAGAAGATTCGAACCACTATAAATTCGGATTGGATGACGTATTATGGCTCCAATGATGCTCTGAAGAAAGATGTCAGTGACCTTGGAGTTAATATGTTTAAGAGAGAGATTCTATTCTATTGTGGTTCAAAGGCAGAATGCTCTTATCTTGAGGCTAGGGAGCAGTTTTTCCGAGGTGTTCTGGAAAGCGATGAATACTACAACGGCCAGATCTCAATAAGAGTTCACGGTTCACACATAAAACACTTGTATAACACGAAATAGGAGCAAATAATGGCACTAACAAACACATACAATCTAGACTTTAGACAAGGCGATGACTTCGCAGTGTCATTCACCATCCTGGATGGTATAGCTCCCCTGGATCTGTCTTTATATACAGCCAGACTTCAGGTCAGAAAGACTTATGGAAGTGCTGTTGCTCTAATAGATGCAAATACTTCCAACGGTAGACTGGTCATTGATGTTCCAGTAGATGGAGTTGTACTCTGGAATGTCACCAACGAAGAAACCACTGCAATCAGATTCGGGGGTGATGAAGAAACTCTGGATCTCGTATACGATCTTGAGATTGTATCTGCCTCGGGTGATGTAATCTGTCCTGCACGTGGTGGTATAACTCTTTATAGAGAGGTCACAAGATAATGGCAATCATCCACGAAATAACTGCAATTGTTGAACTACAGACTCTAAGTCTTTCAACAACAATTGGTAAGCAGGGTATCCAAGGTATCCAAGGTGTAATAGGTGTAACTGGTGACCAGGGTATCCAAGGAATACAAGGCATACAAGGCATACAAGGCATTCAAGGAATCCAGGGTGTAATCGGGCTGACTGGTGATACTGGTCTGACTGGTGCAGATTCAGTTGTACCTGGACCTCAAGGCATCCAAGGTGTAATAGGTGTAACTGGTGATCAAGGAATCCAAGGCATCCAAGGCATACAAGGTGTCATTGGTGTAACTGGTGATCAAGGCATTCAAGGAATCCAAGGCATCCAAGGTGTCATTGGTGTAGATGGTATTCAAGGACTCACAGGATTAACCGGTGATGCTGGTACTTCTGTTGTATTGAAGGGTGCTGTTGCAAATGTAGTGGATCTTCCAGCCGTGGGTAATGTGGTTGGTGACCTATACGTTGTCACTGCATCCGGTGATGGATACGTTTGGAATGGTGTATCATGGGCAAATGCTGGTCCAATTCGCGGACCAATCGGGCTTACTGGTGACACTGGTCTTACAGGTAACACTGGACTTACTGGTGACCAAGGAATCCAAGGAATCCAAGGCATTCAGGGTGTAATAGGTGTAACTGGTGACCAAGGAATCCAAGGTATCCAAGGTATAACTGGTGACACTGGACTAACTGGTAGTCAAGGCATCCAAGGTATTCAAGGAATTCAAGGTGTAATAGGTGTAACTGGTGATACTGGACTTACAGGTTCACAGGGTATTAAGGGTGATACTGGAGATATTGGCTTAACTGGTAATACTGGACTACAAGGCATACAGGGCATCCAAGGTATTAAGGGTGATACTGGAGATATTGGACTAACTGGTAATACTGGACTTACTGGTGACACTGGACTTACTGGTAATAATGGTCTTGACGGCAAGAGCATCAACTGGCTCGGAGCTTACAACGGCGCGACAACCTACAACGCTTTTGATGGCGTTACCTATCTCGGCTCTTCCTACGTTGCGTTATCCACTTCCACAGGCTCTACACCTCCAAGTTTAGACTGGCAGTTGTTGGCTGCGAAGGGAGCAACAGGTGATACTGGACTGACTGGTAACACTGGACTAACTGGTGATACTGGACTAACTGGTGATACTGGAATCCAAGGCATCCAAGGAATCCAGGGTATTCAGGGTGTAATAGGTGTAACTGGAAACACTGGACTTACTGGTGATACTGGACTTACTGGAAACACTGGACTGACTGGAGATACCGGTATTCAAGGCATTCAAGGCATTCAAGGTATCCAAGGAGTAACTGGTGATGTAGGAGCAACTGGTGCCGGTGTTGTCATTGGTGGTACTGCTGGACAAGTACTGGCTAAGATTGATGGAACAAATTATAATACAGAATGGGTAAACCAAGCTGGTGGTGGAACTGTCACAGGTGTGACTGGAACTGCACCAATTGTTTCAAGCGGTGGTGCAACCCCTGACATAAGCATAGTGGCATCAACAGATCTAGTTGCAGGATCAATGTCAGCCACTGATAAAGCTAAATTAGATTTAATAACTGGCACTAACACTGGTAATGACGCAGCCAACTCAACTTATGCAAATGACTATCGAGCAGCTAACTTTGTGGCAGGTACAGATTATCTTGCACCAAATGGATCCGCTGCATCACTGACTTCATTCCCAACACTGAACCAAAATACCACTGGCACTGCAGCAATAACAAATGCATTAAAGAGTGCAACCACAACCGTAAACGTATCATCTGCAACTGCTCCAACTGCTGGACAAGTACTGACTGCAACTGGGGCATCTGCTGCTACTTGGCAAGCTGCTGGAGGAGCACCACCACTGGGCACTCTAATTGAGATTCCTGGTGATGTGGTTGAAACTACAGATTATTTGGTTTGTAATGGGGCAGCAGTATCCAGAACAACATATTCAGCTTTATTTGAAGCGATCAGCACAATTCACGGTGTTGGAGACGGAAGTACAACATTCAATTTGCCTTTGTTTACTGCTGGCGATGCAATGTCTGGATCTGTGGCAGCAACGTCTTTGCCTATAGCAGTACAAAATCATGTTGCCGTTGTTCTTTCTGATAATAGAATTCTCAAGATAGGAGGTCAAGATGGAGCCGGTGTTGCCCTTGTCGGAGGAACATATTTCGGAACACTAGCTGGTTCTACTATAACTTGGGTAGCAGGGACTGCACCAACCGATTTGCGCACGCGCACGATCAATATTCTTTCAGATGGAAGAATTCTCATTATTGGTGGGCAAGCTGTTAACCCATCAACTTCAACACAATTCGGAACAATATCCACCAATACCATAACATGGGCAGCAGGTACAGTATTACCTGCAACTAGATATGCCCATACATCACATATTCTTTCAGATGGAAGAGTACTTGTTATTGGTGGTTTAGTGGCATCTGCAGACAGTGCAGACGTGAGGTTTGGAACAATATCTGGTGATACTATAACATGGGTAGCAGGTACAGTATTACCTGCTACCAGAACTAACCATACATCACATATTCTGTCAGATGGAAGAGTACTTGTTATTGGTGGTTCAGTAGCAGCTGGTTCAAGTACATCAACTATTATTGGAACAATATCTGGTAATACCATAACATGGGTAACATCATTAGCATTACTTGCCACAAGATCCAATCATGCATCAGCTATTATAAACAAAAGAGTTCTTATTATTGGTGGTTCAGTGGCATCTGCAACAAGTGCCGCCTGTGTGTTGCAATTAGCTCAAATTACAATTAGGATAAAAACATGATATATTCCATAGAAGGTGAATGGTTAGTTGTAAATAAAGAACGAGTATTATGGTCTGAGGGGTTCACCCCTGTCCAAATGGAAGAACTGCGTTCTACATACCAGGAAACTGAGGACAAACTGAGAAAGATTATTGCCCAGAATAGAATCTGGACGATAGAAGAACTCAATGAAGAAGCTCTTGCATACTTATTCAGTACTGACTGGTACGTAATCCGCAGGAGTGATACTGGTGAACCTATTCCGGAAGATATTACACTTGCAAGAGCAGCTGCACGAACCAGAATTACAATGTAAAAATGGGACTTCATAGAAGTCCCATTATTCATATATTAGACCTCCTTAGAAGGTCAAATTACTTTCTTATTCCATCGAGCACTCTGACTAACACCCATTCTCCTAAGTGTTTCATCAGTGAATGGTTTACGTTTAACACCCATCTTCAGGTCACTCATCTTCTTCTTGGATACATCAGAATGAGTCAGTCCAGTATGTGAGTTACTCATGCGATCTTTAGTGGCTGTAGTTTGCTTCTTGTAACGCGGTTTCAATACACGTCTACAGTTGATTAAGAGAGCATCGTTCCAATAGGCACTTATTAAATACTGTTCAAACTCATAGGCAAGTTGTGGTGAGGAGAATTCAGCAATGACCTCTGCATCAAAGTCATTGACATTGCACTTGACCTCAGGGCAAGAACTCTTATAAATCTTCACAAGATCATCTCCTGCCGGGACAATATTGGCTGACCTAAAGCCGAAGTAGAATTTACCACTCTTCTTATGGGTAAACTTATACACGTAGGGTCGTACCGTTGCAGAGGCATTGAAGCTCTTTTCTAATTCACAAAGTTTGTTGGTCATAAATTGTTCGAAGTCGTCCATGTTAGTTCCTTTATTATTATTATATTAGATTAAAAATATAGAGTGCTGAAACAGCCACCACTCCAATGTAAAGCATGATAAAAAACATTCCCATTATGATATAGTGTAGTGACATATAGAGTGGTAAAACAAATACCCTCCGATTACTTCTTGCCAAGAATCCTGCCCAGTCTGTAATCTTATCGTCAGCATATGTAATGATATTCTTCATCTTAATCCCCTTTGAGTGAGACAAACAAATTGTAGTCTCTAGAGTTATTTAGCCATTTAATA